CGAGTGATGAACTTGTATTGGAATTGTACGATGAAACATTACAGACTACTCAAACAATCGACAACTTGTATGTTTACGCAAACGGATTAGCAACAATGACTTTTGACTTAATTTGCACCGAAAGTCAAAAGTTTCAGTTAAAAATATTAGAAGGCACAAACGTAATTTATAGAGACAAAATATTTGTGACTTCGCAAAATACGCAGGAATTTAAAGCAACAAAAGACCATTATTACTATGAGTAACGATATAAGATTATTGCAGTTATCCAATTATGTAAGACCAAAATTACAGGAGAACAAATCTAAAAACTGGGTTTTGAATGGCAAGAATAATGAATTTTACCAGTACATTATTGACCGCTTTAATGGTTCGCCAACTAATGCAGCAATCATTGACAGCTACTCCAATTTGATTTATGGCAATGGATTGCGTTGCAGAAATAATAATACAAGCGCATGGGTTAATTTCTTGTCAATTTTAAGACCAAAAGAAATTCGTAAAATAGTATCCGACTTTGAATTGTTTGGAGAAGCTTCTTTTCAAGTTATAAAAGCAAAAGATAAAAAAAGTTTAGGTTCAATTTACCACATACCAAAACAACAAATTGTACCATCATTAGAAAATGAAGAAGGTATAATAGAAGGGTATTGGCATTCAAAAGATTGGAGTAATACGCAGAAATATCCACCTACTTACTATCCATCTTTCGGAGCTTCAAATGAAAACATCGAAATATATTGTATAAAACCATACAAGGCAGGAAAAAATTACTTTAGTGATCCTGATTATTTAAGTGCTTTGCCTTATGCCGAAATGGAAGAGGAACTGGCAAACTTTTATATTAATTCAATCAAAAAAGGATTGAGTGCTGGATATATTATAAACGTTCCAGATGGTGGAACAATGACACCCGAAGAAAAAGACGAGTTTGAAAGAAAGATAAAAGCTAAATTGACAGGTTCGCCAAACGCAATGAGTTTTGTTTTGTCTTTTAATGGACGGGACGCAGAAATCACAATCATACCGTTTCCCGTAAACGATGCCCAACACAAGCAGTGGGAATATTTAACAGGTGAAAGCAGACAACAAATAATGACGGGGCATAAAGTTGTAAGTCCAAAATTATTTGGGATTATGTCAGATGGTGGTTTTGGAAACAATGCCAACGAACTTGACGAAGCAGAAGCACAGTTAATGAAAAGGGTTATACAACCAAAACAGACACCAATAATTGAAGCATTCGAGGAGGTAATTAATTTTTATGGCATAATGTTGGATTTATATTTTGCACCGCTTACAGAGCCTAAAAGTGTTCAGTTATCGGAGCAAAAAAAAAAGAATGATTTAGATTTATTTATTGAGGCTGGAGAAGTTGAGGATTTAAGCGAATACGACTTAATAGATGTTGAAAAGTATGATGAAAATTCAGTTCCTTTAAATTTAGCAAGCATGCCAAGTAATTTACCATTAGCGCCAAGTGAAATTGATAATGACACTTTTAAAGTTAGATTTGAATATGCAGGAAGTTTGAATCCACAAAGAGAATTTTGTAAAAAAATGATAACCGCAGGACGGGTTTTTAGACAAGAAGACATAGAACTTGCAAGTAAAAAAGCGGTTAATCCTGGATGGGGCCCAGAAGGTGCAAACACTTACGATATTTTGAAATATAAAGGCGGTGGCGATTGTCATCATTTTTGGCAAAGAAAAGTATATTTGAAAAAATCAAATAAATACATCACAATTGAACAAGCTCAAAAAATGATACGTGGATTAAAAGAATTAGGTATTAAAACCGAAATTCCAAAAAGCACCGAACCATTAAGCACGGTTAAGCCAATGGATATGCCTAACAACGGATTTTTAAAGAAAAGATAAAATGGCTGAGATTTTATTCATAACCCCCGAAGAAATGACCCGTTCCACTATTTTAAGTGGAAACACGGATACGGATAAGTATATTTTCTGTATTGCGGACGCTCAAATATCGGTAATCGAGCCGTTATTAGGTTCGATATTGTACGACAAAATCAAAGCAGACAAAGAAGCCGATACGTTGGCGGGCTTGTATTTGGAATTATACACCGATTTTATAAAGCCAATTACTAAAAATGAAGCGGTGGCACAGTATATAGAAATTGCGTCTTATACGGTAGATAATGGTGGGGTTGTGAAGCATACAGGCGATAAAATAGAGGTTGTTTCAAAAGAGGAATGCCAGTATTTAGCTGGTAAATATCACAATTTGGCACAAATGTATATCGGACGTTTCAATAAATGGATTTGCAAAAACCATTTAACGGAATACCAACAATGTCAAGACGAGGTAGATGCTCAAAAAGTAAAAGTAAGTTTCGGGTGGAAATTATAAACGGATATACTAGAAAGTGTAAAGATAGCGTTGGAGGTGTTCGTAAAGTTTGGCTGTGTAAATATGTGAAATATTCACGAAGCCGAATTATCACAGACGGCAATATATTAGTTTTATTTCCTGATACTTTTATTTATTCATTTCATAGTGTTGAAGCCTCAAACGCTTCGGAATCAATGGAGCAAAACGAAGGCGGAAAGTTTTTTAATCAAAGCATTTCTTTGGCTTTTCAAGGAGCAGACCCAAAAGAAATTGAGTTATTGCAAAATATAGATTTTAGAATTTTATATCTTGACAATAATGGCGTTTACAAGATTTTTGGATTATACAACGGGATGGAGTCGGGAACAATAACCTACGAAACTGGAGGTGCAAAAAGCAGTTTAAATGGCTTTAAAATAAATTTTACAGGAAGAGAAAAAGAGGAAGCTGTTTTTGTTCAAGACTTAGAAACAGTTGGTTTTATTGAAGAAGGAATAATAACTGAACATAATTTATTGCTACAAAATGAAGACTTTTTTGTGTTAGAAAATAACGATAATTTAATTTTACAAAATGGCTAATAGAAAATTAACTGTATTACCAGAGCTTACATCATTTGAAGATGATGACTGGGACTATGTAGTAGATAAATCCGATATATCGGAAAGCCCACAAGGGACAAGTAAAAAAGCAAGGAAGTCTACTTTGTGGGATTATATTCGTTCTAAAACAGATGCTCGTTATGGTACGGTTGTAGAAATTGTAAATCAAAGATATGCAGGAGCAGGACAAAATTATACGCTTCCAAATGGTGCAATTGCAATTGAGGGGCATATTAATGATGCTGTTCAGTTTCCAGAAGACCCCTCTTATATTTCTGATTTAAACACGTTCACACAAACAGATGCTACCGTAACTTTTAAAAAAACAATTATAGCAGGTCAAAGAATTAGAATAAAATTTTATATTTAAACAAAAATGAAAAAAATACTTTTCTTATTATTATGCACCGTATCAATTTACGGACAAACATCAACAGGACAGGAGCAGGAGTTCGATTATGGAATTAAGAACAATTCGCTCCAAACAATCACGACACCAACCTACATTGGCACGTTTGGAACAGATGGCACTCAAGGTAAAATTCCAAGTGCTTATATCGCAAAAACTGCAGCCGTTCAAGATTCGTTAAACAAAAAAATAAACTTGCCAACTGGATTTTTGCAAGGTTTACAATTGTCAATAAATGCTGACCCTACTAAGTTCAATATCGCAGCAGGGTATTATGTGGTTACTGATTTCACTAATTTGACACAACCAGTTGTAAAAATAATTAACTATGCAGGAGCAACAGGATTAACCCCCGCTTATTTAGCAACTTCAAACAGCACTTACATTGCTCTTGATATTAATGGAGCGGTTGTATCAAGCGCATCTCCATTTACCGATGCTCAAAGACGTACGCTCGTTATTGTCGGTAATGTGGTACATTCAAATAATACCACTATTAATGTTACAAATGAAATAAAAGCACCTATTGTAGCCGTTGGAAATCAATTGCACGATTTTATGAAAGCAATAGGTTTCTTGAATGAAAGTGGAAATGTCTACTCTGCCAATGGTGCAAACTTACAAATTAACAAATCAGTTGGAGATATTTTTGGAATGGGTATAAATGCATCGGATTATTTGAGTCCTCACAAATTGACAATTCCGAGTCAAACCGCTTTGACTTTTGCATATAGATTTCAGAATGGTACGCAATTATCCGATACGCAAAATATAAACCCAAACATTTACGATGTGGGTGGCACATCAACTGCCACACCATCTAATAAATGGACAATTCAACGTATCAACTTATTTCAATCAGGACTATCACGCATACAGCCTGGACAAACTGTTTATAATTCGTTTAACGATGCAGTTGTAGCCTTACCAACACAACCTTTCGTAACTGAACAAAATATCGCTGATAACGCAGTATTTAGATGTTATTTGATAGTTCAACAAGGGACAACTAATTTAGCGAGTGCGGTTGCTGGAGGTTCAGCTCAATTTGTGCCAGTAGATAAATTTGGTAATATAATTGGTAACGGTTCAGTTGCTTTGACTTATAGTAATATCGTAGCAGCGTTGGGATTTACGCCAGAAAATGTAGCGAATAAAAGCGATAGTTATACCGTATCATCTTCAACAACTTACGCAAGTACAAAGGCTTTGGTTGACGGGTTAGCAACCAAGCAAAACACACTTACAAATCCTATTACGGGCACAGGAACAACAAACTATTTACCAAAGTTCACAGCGAGTGGAACGGTTGGGAATAGTAATCTTGTAGATAATGGGACAAATATAACATCATCATTACCTATAATAAGCCCTAGTTTTTCATTTCAAGGGACAAATATAACAGAGCCAGCAAACGAAAGTAGTTTTGCTCAAATTAAATTACAGCCAATTTCAGGAAACAAAGATTTAGTGTTTCAATTCGCACCAAGCGGGACATCGACTACGTCGGTTATGGAGTTCTATTCTTCATCTTCTCTTACATTGACAAGTAGAGTCACTTTTAAAAATACAAATAATGTCTTCAAGTTAGGTGGTGACGCAGCAAATGTCCCTTTAACTTTTGTCTTTTCGAATACTGAAAAAGCAAGGTTTGCTCCGAGCGGAAATCTATTATTAGCAACAACTACAGACGACGGTACAAACAAACTACAAGTCAACGGTACCATTTCAGCAACTGGTGGAACAACAGCAAATCAGGTTGTGGTAAAAAGTCAGTTGGATGGGAAAGTAAGTTTAACTGGTAACGAAACAGTTGCAGGAAATAAAACTCTTTCAGGAACTACTACTCTAAACGAAACTATAATAAGGGAAGGTTATCAACTGAAATTTCCAAAAGGAGTAATGTACCAATCAAGCGTTGGTACTAATGCTTTGACAGATAATAGAACAGTGTCGTTCCCAGATGCGTCTGGAACCATTGCTTTAGTAGAAACTGTAAAACCTTACAAAGTTTACACAGCGTTATTATCGCAAACAGGAACAAGCGCACCGACTGCAACTGTTTTAGAAAATACTTTAGGTGGTACGGTTGTTTGGACAAGAAGTACTATCGGTCAGTATGTAGGAACTCTTACAGGAGCTTTTACAGACCAAAAAACAATTATATTCGTAAACCGTTCAAATCCATCTGCTACAGCTTTTGACACTAACATGGCTGCGAATGTTATAAATATTAACACAGTAGGCTATACTACTTTTTCCAATTCTGCTTACGTAGATGGGCAGACAAATAGCGCTTCAATTGAAATAAGAGTATATAATTAACTTTAAATAAATAGATATGAGTGATTTTTTGAAATTAAATCTTAACGACATCTTGAAAGGGTTGTTAATGGCTGTCTTAACGCCAGTTGTAGTAATTATACAACAGAGTTTGGATGCTGGTTTATTTGTTTTTGATTGGAAAAGCATTGGAATTGCTGCATTAAGTGGCGGCGTTGCTTATTTGGTTAAAAACTTTTTTACCCCAGCGAGTAAATAAAAATTTTTCCCATCATTTATTTGGTGGGAATTTTTTTGTATTTATTGAGAATAAATTTTTACCCCAAATGGCATTAAAAAGAAACACAGAATTTATAATGGAAGAAAAAATTGACCGTTTAGAAAACCATTTTAGAGTTTATAAGTCTGATAATGAAGACCTAAAAAGAACAGTTAAAAACATCGAAAACGCACTTGTTGGCAGTAATCTAAACGGGAACAAAGGAATTGTTAATTTGCTTGATGAAGTTGATAAAAGGCTTGATGAAATGGAAAAAAGGCAAATTCTTTTTGAGGAAGTTTTTGGAGGGTTTAAGTGGTCGGTTGGTACAATTGCTACAGGTATAGTTACTTTTTTTATATGGTTTTTTACAAAAGATAAATAATGAAAACAAGTGATATAGGCGTATCCTTAATCAAACACTTTGAGGGGTTACACGATGGAAATTTAAAAGAAATCGGATTGCAACCTAAAAAATGCCCTGTTGGTATATGGACAGAGGGGTACGGGCACGCAATGCGAGATGCAAAGGGTATTTTTTTGAAAGGTGCAAAAATGCCTATCGCCACAATTAAAAATGAAATACAAGCCGAATCGCTTTTATCAAAAGACCTTGAAGCATTTGAGTTATTAGTTATTCGTAAATTAAAACGAACCGTTAAACAAAATGAATTCGACGCATTGGTTTGTTTTGTTTATAATTGTGGGGTTTCGCAAACTTTATTTGAAATGGTAAACAATCAAAATCCATTATTAAAAACGTGGTGGACTTCTCACTATATTACTGGAGGTGGCAAAATATTAAAAGGACTTATCGAAAGACGAAAAGCAGAAGCAAAATTATATTTCCACGAATGAAAAGTTTATTAGCAATTACAATACTATTTATGATTTTTGGTTGCGGTACTCGTAAAACAGATACGCAGCAACGTGATAGTATATATGTTGAAAATAACTACTCACAAGGCTCTAAAATTATTTTAGGAAATACTTTTGTTTATAAGCCATTTGACGTGCTAAAACCTATGGTAATTCAAGGAAAGGAATATAAAAACGTTATTATTTCAAATGATAAAACTATTATTAAAGAAAAGTGGAATAATAGATACATTACCAAGACTATCATAATTGAAAAAACAAAACAAACGACTAAAAACAATAATTGGATATTTATCATTTTAATCGTTTGCGGATTTGTATTTTTATATTTTTATTTGCCAAAACTCAAAACGGGCATTTAGATTTTGGAATCACTTCAATAAAATCATTTATGCTTGATTTTTTATAAAAATTTCCTGCTATAAAATACCCAACACTACCTCCATTTTTAGTACATTTTATTATTTTACCTGTTTTACAATTAATCACTTTTTTACAAGTTGAAATTTTATAATTTGGAAAATCTTTAAATTGCCATTTAACTAAGTAATTTACTTGCACAATCATATCTTAATCATTTGATAGTTAATTAGTTATTGTATAGCATTATAACTGTTAGCCAATAGTTACCAGCAATGCCACCGACACCGCTAAAACAACCGCAGTTGTGATTTAAAGTCATTAAAACGCTTTTCTTGTTTCTCATAATATTCTTGGTCTATCTCAAATCCCACAAAGTTGAACCCGCCTTTATACGCTGCTATTCTACTACTTCCGCTTCCTAAATGGGTGTCTAAAATCAAATCATTTTCTTGAGTTTTGCAATACTTAAACATCCATTCATAAACGTAAATTGGTTTTTGTGTTGGGTGAAACCTGTCTAAATCCATACTTGACTTTCTAATTATTTTAGCAGGTTTATCAAGCGAAGTCCAAACTAATTCACAAGCTGAAAGCGTTGGCATATCCTGTTTTTTATCCCAGCAAACAAAACCTCTTGTATTTGGTAAAAACTCAAGAAAATAATTAGCCCCAAACACTACCTGATTTTTAGATACTCTAAATAGTTCCTTCCAATATTCAGCAGTAGGCAAAATATCCCAATCCTTTTCTCTGTATAAAGTAGCCATTGGGGTATTTTTTAGCTTCCCTCCGCCATCGCTTAATCTATTCCCAAGTCCATAAGGCGGGTCAACTATTGCCAAATCAAAATAGTTATCTGCATAGCGTTTTAATGCCTTTACACAATCTTCTAAATACACTTCCGAAGAAGGCACTGCTGGTAACACGTGTTTGGAGCAATGCGGGTTTTGGTCTTTAATTTTAAGTTCAGGCATATTTTTAAGTTTAGTTATTAATCGAAAATTGGTGCTTTTTTGTCCCGCACTGCACCAAGCACGGGAACGTTATAGGCAACTTCGCATACCTATAACAGCAAGTAAGCAAAATAATTAAGGTTTAGATTCTTGCTTCGAAATCCAATCTTTTGCAAATTCCCTCGCTGCTTTTCGTGAGTAGAAATACTTCGGTTTTCCTTTCTCGTGAAACATCGTTTTCTGTTTGCCATTAAATACTACTGGGGAATATGTTCCTGTTGGCACTCCATTTTCCTCCCACTCAATTACTTCTATTTTCATACTTCTATTTTTTGTTATTAAGGCGCCTTAATTACTTCGCCTACTTGCTTATCGTTATGCTCCATGCCATCCGACCCTCGTATTCCAACTTTCAATACAGGTTTTAGCACACCATTCAGCATCATTCCTTAATGTTGCATCTGTCCTTTCAATCCTGCAATGCGAACCAGTACATTTAATTGTAACCTTTCTGCTTTTAGTGGATCTGTTTCCTATAAATGTTATCTTAGGCTCGCATCCGCAAAATGGGCACGAGAGCATAACATCGGCTAAAAAAACATTGCCGTTATTGTCGCTGTATTCAACTTTTTCCATTCTATTTATATTTTTAGTTAATTGATAATTTCTACTTCTAAATCGGCAACGTCTTTTAGCCGAGAACCGTTATCGCCTGTTGTAAATATCGTGCAACCCAAAGGTAATATCTCTATATCTGACGTAATACTCATTACAAACATCGTTGTAATGCAAACTGCAATTTCTAAGCCTTACATCATAGGCTGCAAACATTCCACCATTACGGTATAAATCAACTATCGCTGTGTCCCAGTTTGCTAACAACTCGGAAGAAACAACAGGCGATAACACACGTTTGCCGCAAGTGGACGTTTCGTGTTTAACTTCGGGTGAACTAATATCTGTTTTCATTCGTGATTGATTTAAAGTTTGTATTATTTAATTCCCACCTGACGACAAGCGGGGGAACGTTAGCAAACATTAAAACGATTTGCTAACAGCGTATAAGAGAAATTAAGGTGTTACGTTTTTCAATTTAAGTTCCTTGCTAGTCAATGCAAAGTAAAGATTTTGGAGTTCGTGGACGTATTTAATTTCTTTTAAATATTCATTTTCATAATCTCCATGACTACCAATTGAAAGCATACTAAACCAACACTTTTCTAAACTTATTTCTATAAAGAAATCACTGCAATTTATTTCGTTTTCAAATATAAAATACTCATTTCCTTTATTTCCGTTTGAAATTTTATCATCATTAGACTGTATTAATCCAAGAGCAAATAATAAATCGTTATTTAAAAGTATTGGTTCGGCTTGCCATTCACCTATAAATTTACCACTAAAATAAATTTCTTCATCATTTAGTTGTATAACTTTAATGATTTTTTGTCGGTACTTTTCTATAAATAAATTTCCAATCCTTAAATCTTTACTTTGCAGTTCTTTTTTCATCTTATCAATCTTTTAAATTAGTTCCTTAACTTCTCTTATACGCTTATCGTTATGCTCAAGTGCTTGGTTTATCATTCTATACATAGTTTGTTTGTAAAAAACAAAAAGAAAAGCCTATCTGATTTTATTATCCCAAATTACTTTACCAAGTTTTATTACATAAAAGAAATCTTCAACTCCATCACACCATTCAGGCTTTGAGTAATCTAATTCAATTCCTAAACATTCAACTTTCATTTGTGGTGAATCTTTTGAGTATCCGTTTGTAAATAAAACGTAATCAAACTCTTTGAATCTTGTTACAAACATTGCCAATTTTGGCAGTTCTAATCTTTGCTCCCAATATGGTTTTATTTCCCGATATTCTTCTTTCTTCTCACCGCTTGCAATCATATCATACCACTTCTTTTTTAGAGTAAGTTTCAATATTCTTTGCTCGGCTTTTTCTTTTTGTTCCATTTCTTTGTTAAATTAAGTTCTACATTCTATTTCCACACCTAAGCATAACCACACCTTAGCGCAATAAACTGCGCCAATCTGTCTTACGTTATAAGCTATTCATTAGTTATTCCATTGTGTTCTATTCTTTTTTACTAAGTCACATTCAATAGTTAAAAATAACCATTGAAATTTTATCTCTTTTAATTCTTTAAAGTATTTTAATTGAATACGTTTTTTTGGA